CATGTCAACATGCATCCACAATTCCCGAGTGTCCCAATGGGTTATTAATTGTGATTCAATGGGTTCACTGTGACAAAGTGACACAGGGTTCACTGTGACAAAGTGACCGGAAATCGACATGAGCATGTGAGCATTTCGTAGAAAAAGTAGTCTAAAAACGCCTCTCGTGCCTATGGTCACACTGTCACAGGCCTCAAAAAACCCATTGGAACAGCCCCATTGGGTCACTTCTAGGCCCATTGGGTCACTCGGAACAGCCCCATTGGGTCATTTTCACCCTGAAATAAGGTGGGTTTGATTTTCCATTGGGTCGGAACAGCCCCATTGGGTCACTAAGTCAGTGTGACAGTGTGACTGGGGGGGGTTGTCACGTTGTCACATCGGACACTGTTTCAGGGGGTGTCTGTCACATTGTCACAGTGTCCAATGGGTTTCCATGGTGCCCATTGGGTCAGCGGGTCAGCTGCAGCAGGGGATTGATTGACCCGATGGGTTGGTGCCGTAGGTGGGTGGACCAGTGCGGCGCGGATGCTCGGGGACCCCGGGGGGAGCCCCAGGCGGCTGGCGGCGCGGTGTCGGAGGTGGTCACCCGAGAACCCCGAGAACCTCCGAACCTAAAAACCCATTGTCCAAAATTATTCACAACCCCAACAGAACCAGAAACCCATTGGGATCACTTATCCATCTCCTTACCACCCCACGAGAACCTGTGATATGCTGATCCGATGACCGCCCAGCCCCATCAGCACAGCGAGCCCCAACTCGAAAACCAGTCGATCCCTGACTGGCTGGCGCCGGCCGTCTCCTACGCCACCGCGATCCACACTCGCAAGCAGATCAAGGAGATGCAGACCCAGATGGAGCACCTCACCTTCGAGAGCCTGTTCGACGAGGCGTTGGAGCGCATTGCCGCGGGCCAGCCCCTGATCCAGACCATCGAGGGCGACCCTCGTGAGCCCAACTACGCTCGGCTCTTGGCCTGGGTGCATGCGGACCCGCAGCGCGAGGCTCGGTACCACGAGGCGCAGAAGATTGGTGCAGAGGTCATCGCGCAGCAGTTGATCAAACTCAGCGACGCGAGCGACACACTCGAAGATGTCAACCGCTCGACGTTGCGCATCAACACGCGCAAGTGGCTGCTGGGTGTGTGGAACAGGAAACGGTTCGGTGACGTGAAGCAGATTGACCAGAACGTCACCATCGACCTCAGTGGCGCCATGCAGGCGGCGCAGGAGAGGCTGGACCGGGCTCGGACGGTTGATGCGCCTGTGAGGAGGATTGATGCCCCCTAAAGTCCAGATGGTCAGCACCCCGGACAAGGAGCAGGCCCTCATCACGGAACTGCTCCAGTTCAAGTACGACCCGGAAGGCTTCGCCCGGTATGCGTTCCCCTGGGGCGTGAAGGGCACACCGCTGGAGAAGATCCAGGGACCGCGGTCATGGCAGTTGGGCGAGTTCCGCCGCATCGCGGACCACCTGGCGACCGACATCGAGAAGGCACGCATTGGCCTGCCCTCGTCTCCCTTGTACGTTTCGATTTCAAGCGGTCGAGGCATTGGAAAGTCGGCGTGGTTGGCCATGCTTGATATGTGGGTGGCTTCCTGTTGGATTGGTTCGACGACCATCGTGACGGCCAACACGGAAACACAGCTTCGGTCGAGAACGATGGCGGAATTGGGTAAGTGGCAAGTCATGGCCATCAACCGCCACTGGTTCGAGAAGTCCTCCATGTCCATGCGACCCGCGAGTTGGTTCGTCGAACTCGTCGAGAGTCAACTCAAGATGGATACGCAGTATTACTACGTGGAGGCCCAATCATGGTCCGCAGAGAACCCCGATGCGTTCGCTGGCGCCCACAGCCAGATCGGCATGATGGTGCAGTTCGATGAGGCCTCGGGTATCCCCGACCCCATCTGGCAGGTCACCGAGGGGTTCTTCACGGACATGGCGCCGTTGAGGCTGTGGCTGGCCATCAGCAACCCTCGACGGAACACAGGACGCTTCTTCGACTGCTTCCACAAAGACCGGAACTTCTGGGACTCCCGGTACGTGGACAGTCGAACCGTCGAGGGTGTGGACACAGCCGTCTACCAGCGCATCGCGGACAAGTATGGCGAGGACAGCGATGTGACCAGGGTGGAGGTCCGCGGCGAGTTCCCCCGCACCGGGTCCAACCAGTTCATCGGGCGCGAGGTAGCGCAGTACGCGGCTGACCGGGAACTGGTGCCGGACGATGGTGCACCGCTGCTCATGGGAATCGACGTTGCTCGATTCGGCTCAGATTCATCCGTGTTCCGGTTCCGGCGTGGGCGAGACGCCCGCACCATCAAACCCATGCGGTTCAAGGGTCTCGACACTATGGCACTGGCAGGCGAGGCTGCGACGGCAATTGAACGGATCAAGCCCGACGCGGTGTTCGTTGACGGGGGCGGGGTCGGGGGTGGCGTGGTCGACCGGCTCAAGATGCTCGGTTATCGAGTCATCGAGGTTCAGTCCGGAGAGAAGGCCCGCGACGAGGAGCGATACCTGAACCGCAGGATCGAGATGTGGGACGCCATGAGGGAGTGGTTGGTCTACGGCTGTATCGACAAGGACGAGAGCCTCATCGACGACCTGACGGGTCCGGAGTACGCTGTTCACCTCAAGGGTCAGTTGAAGCTTGAGGGCAAGGATGCGATGCGCAAGCGGGGGTTGCCGAGCCCCGACAACGGAGATGCGTTGGCGTTGACCTTCGCGGAGCCTGTGGCGCGGAACGACGCCGCCACGGCTCGCCGGCGCATGGGCACCCAGCACCGGGAGGCCTTGACAGAGTACGACATCTTCGCTAACGTGTGATACCATCGGCCCTGTTTGAAGGAGAACCACGATGTCCGGTCTGTTCGGCTCCAAGCCCAAGATCCCGGCAGCGGCAGCAGTGACCCCGACTGTGGCCACGCCCGCGGTCCAGGCGGCGTCTGACGCCCAGCGCATGCGCTCCCGCGCAGCCAGTGGTCGTGCCGCCACCATGCTGACCAGCACCGAGGAGCAGCAGAACTCCCCGATGACGGCCACCAAGAAGCTGCTTGGGATGTAACGTGTGGCCAGCCTCTACCTCACCGAGTTCCAGGCCAGCGGCAACGCGGAGTCGGGGGCGCAGCTTCAGGTCGGGGTCCAGCCTGCGGTCACCGGACACCGCAGACCATCGGGCATCTTCCTGTTCGGGCAAATGGGTCACAGAGACCCGAGATACTGAGGACTGAATCATGGCACTTTCCACATCGACCAACTCTCTGGCCGTAGGGGCCTCGCGCACCTTCAACCTGTCTCTCGGGTCCGCGCTGACCCTCGTGGCCCCGCCGAACTGCCGCGTCACGGTCACCGAGACGCCCAACACCGTGAGCGCCTCGGGTGTGGGTGGCAATGCGTCCCGGGTGCACAATCTCCAGTTGCCACAGACCGTGACCTACGGTCCCTACCCGATGGGTGGCACCGTGGTGGTGGAGAACGCGAGCAACTCGGGAGGCGCGGTTACCTGGGTTCGCAGTGATGCTCTGGTGGCTGAGAGCGCCTCGGGTGCTGTGTCCCTGGTGTCAGGGGATGGTCCTCTGGCACCGTCGATCTTCATCACCGCATCTGGTGACCAGACCGGCGCCACCGACAGCGCCAAGATTGCCGCCGCTGTGGCTGCCGCCGTTGCCGAAGTGAAAGCCTCTGGCCGCATCGTCAACATCGTCCTGAGCGGCGCGGACTACTGGATCAACGACACCATTACCGTCAATGACGGCATCTTGCAGGACTACCCGACGCCCGACACCGGCAACATCACGGTCGGCCCCAACCTGTACGGACTCGGCAAGGGCCTGACGCGCATCCACATGATGTCAGCTGGCAAACCTGCCGTGCTGTTCCACTGCAAGACTGCAAATACCCACCTGAGCAATTTCCGGATCGGCGGCTTCTCGCTGTTCGGTCCGGGCGGCTCCAACGCTGAAACCGTGGGCGTGCAGATTGGCGGCATCACGCAGTCGGCCAGCGAGGACTTCGAGATTGCCGATGTGCAGACCGAGGATTTTGTCGTCGGCATGCGCTTCGAGAACGTGTGCAACGGCACCATCCGCCGCTGCCTGTTCGGCGGCTACACCCGGGGCTGTGAGTTCGGCTACAACGCGGACACCTTGCTGTTTGAGGAGTGTCGCTGGGGTGATGAGAATGACGCATCCACGACCGGCGTTGCGCTGTCCTACACCTACCGCTCGCCGTTCCATCCGACGGGCGGCCTGGCGATCAACGCACACACGTTTGCCAATTGCTGGTTCATGCGGCAGACGGTGGTAGCCGACATTCAAGACCGGGCATCGTCCATCGTGTTTGACACCTGCTACTACGAGCGGTGCAAGCAGTACGCAAAGCTCGGAACCAGCGGCAGCGCGACCGGCGTGCGCGGCGTGTTCTGGCGTTCGTGCCACTTCTCGCAGCCCTACGATGCCACCGACACCGCTGCCAAGATCGAGGTGCAGCACTCATCCGACGACTCGCTGATCGGGATTCAAGGGTGCCGCACCGACGACACCCAGGGCGCCTATGTGGCGTGGGTCAAGGTGGGCGCGGATACCTCGCTGGGCTGGACGGAGAACATCCTTCCTGCTCCATCCGGCCATCCTATCATCAGCTACTCCGGTCGGAATATCGACACCAACAGCTACCACCAGCTGCAACTCAACCGCCGCGTGTGGGCCGTTTTCGACCACTTGCTTGGCGGCAACATCGGCCACACCTTCGAGGCCTACAACGCCAGCTACTCGACTGGCTCTGAAACCCAGATCGCGCGGTTTGTCAACGTCAACAAGAGCAGCGGCAGCGTCAACAGCTCGGCCCAGGTGCTCACGCTGGCCTCCGACACAGTTTGCTTCGCTGGCGCTGTGCGTCCGCGTCGATCCACGGCGTTGCCGACTGCGACGGTGCAATGGGAGGGTGTCCTGATGACGGTGCAGGGTGGTGCTGGTGTGGCGTCTGTCACCAGCGTTTGCCTCAAGAGCGCCGCGGACACCTACTCGTGGAAGACGCTGGCCACAGGTTGATCCATCCGTTGATTCCCATCCCCTGCCGGTACACATAGGAAAGCACCATGAACAAGATTGAGGAAATGTGCCACCGCTACAACTCCCTCAAGGGTTCCCGTGGCAACTGGGAATCCCATTGGGAGGAGATCGCCGAGCGCGTGCTCCCGCGGCAGATTGGCTTCCTTGGTGCCCGAACCGATGGGGAGAAGAAGTCCCAGAAGATTTTCGACTCTCGGCCCCAGATCGCCTTGGACCGATCGGCAGCGGTCATGGACTCCATGCTCACGCCGCGCCAGTCGAAGTGGCACAACCTTCGCACGACCGACGAATCCCTGAACCGGCAGTTCGCGGTGCAGCAGTGGTTCTACCAGGTCAACAACATCCTGCACGCGGCCCGCAACTCCCCGAAGGCCAACTTCGCTGGTCAGAACTTTGAGCGGTGGATATCGCTCATGGCGTTCGGCACCGGGAGCCTGTTCACCGACTTCCAGCCCGGCACAGGCCTGCGGTATCGCTGCATCAACCTCCGCGACACCTACTTCCTGGAGAACCATCAAGGGATCATCGACTCGGTGTACCGGTGCTTCAAGTTCACCGCTCGTCAGGCGGCGCAGAAGTGGGGTGTCAACGAGTTGCCTGAGAAGGTCGCCAAGGCGCTGGAGAATCCGAACCGTCAAAACGACCAGTTCGAGTTCCTGCATGTCGTGGTGCCGCGCACCGACTACAACTCCGACCGGGTGGACGCCAAAGGCAAGCCGTGGGCCTCGTACTACATCTGCATGGACGGTCAGAAGCAGATGGGGCAGGAGGGTGGGTACAACAGCTTCCCGTACAGCATCGCCCGCTACGTCACGGCACCCGAGGAGGTCTACGGGCGCTCGCCGGCAATGACCGCACTGTCTGACATCAAGATGCTCAACGAAATGTCCAAGACCGACATGCGTGCGGTCCACAAACTCGTGGACCCGCCGATCCTGCTGCACGATGACGGCATCCTCGGCGGCGGGGCGATGACGGTCAACATGCGCCCCGGTGGGTTGAACCCTGGAGGCGTGGATCGCAACGGTCGGGCGCTGATCCAGCCGTTCAGCACGGGCGCCCGGGTCGACATCAACGAGCAGAAGATGGAGCAGCGCCGCGCTGCCATCGACGATGCGTTCCTCGTGAGCCTGTTCCAGATCCTCGTGGAGACCCCGCGCATGACCGCCACCGAGGCGCTGATCCGGGCCCAAGAGAAGGGGATGCTCTTGGCCCCGACGATGGGGCGTCAGCAGTCCGAGTGTCTCGGGCCGCAGATCGAGCGCGAGATCGACCTCCTCATGTTCCACCGCATCCTGCCCCCGATGCCGCCCGAACTGGTGGAGGCCGGGGGCGAGTACGAGATCGTCTACGACTCCCCGATGTCCCGGATGCAGCGGGCCGAGGAGTTGGTGGGTGTGCAGCGGACCATGGAACTCTTGGCCCCGTTCGCCCAGATCAACCCCGAGGTGCTCGACGTGTTCGACCCCGACGCCCTGGCTCGGTTGACCGCTGAGGTCTCCGGTGTCCCGACGCCTGTCCTGCGCAGTCAGGAGACGGTCGACGCGATCCGGGCGCAGCGGGCCGAGCAGGAACAGATGGCCATGGCCGTGCAGGCCGCGCAGCCGATTGCCGGCGCCATGAAGGATGCGGCACAGGCGAACCAATTGCTGCAGGGCGCATGAACCTGAACCCATTGACTCTGATTCGCCGCCGCGCCTATCGCGCCGCGTTCAACAACCCCGAAGGCCGCAAGGTTCTGGCCGACCTTCGTCGTTTCTGCAGGGCATCCGTGCCCACGGCAGATGTCAACAATGTCCAGACCACATACCTTCTCGAAGGCAGGCGCGAGGTGTGGCTGAGAATAATGGCCCACTTGAATCTGACCGAGGAGGACGTTTTCAAACTCATTGAGGAGTACCCTTCCGATGCCTGACCAATCTGCTGCCGCCCTGCTGGGCGATAACGGCACCTCTGCTGCGTCCGCTGTTGGTGGTGTTGCTTCCACCAACCAATCGAGCCTCGGCTCCGTTTGGACCGCCGCGTTCGACGAGGACACCAATGCCTACGTCAGCAACAAGGGATGGAAGGAACCCGCGGACCTCCTGACCTCGTACCGCAACCTTGAGAAGTTCGCAGGTGGTGCCAAGAACCTGCTCGAACTGCCGCCCGAGAACGCGACCTCTGAGCAACTCGACGCCTTCTACTCGAAACTCGGCCGGCCGGGAAACCCCGACGAGTATGGGCTCCAGCCGCCCGAGGGTGGCGACCCGGAACTGACCAACTGGTTCAAGGGCACCGCGCACAAGCTGGGCCTCACCGCCGCGCAGGCCAAGGCCTTGTACACCGAGTGGAACGGCATGTCCGGCGCCATGCAGGAGAAACTGCAGGCCCAGAAGGCGCAGGAGGCCGAGACGGAACTCAAGGCGCTCAAGGGTGAGTGGGGTCAGGCCTACGATACCAATGTTGCGGCGGGCCGGCGTGCCGTGCAGGCCCTCGGGCTCGACGCTGCCCGCCTCTCTGCCTATGAGGAGAAGTTGGGTACAGGTGAGATGCTCAAGTTGTTCGCCACGCTCGGGTCCAAGATGGGCGAGGACTCCTTCGAGGGGGGCCGCAGTGAGTCCGGGTTTGGTGTGACCCCCGCCCAGGCGCGGCAAGAGATCGCCGACCTCAAGATGGACAAGCAGTTCATGGACAACTACCTCAAGGGCAACCCGGACGCAGTGAGCAAGATGCGCCGACTCATGGAGCAGGCGCATGCTGGAGCCTGATTTCGCCCGGCTTGAGATCGTGAAGGTGATGGCTCCATTGTCCAGTCGTCACGGGCTCACGACCGACGAGTTGGTGAATACTTGCACACGACTGGAAAAATATGTGCTAGGATTCGCCCCAGTTGGGGACATGCCGACCCCGACTACCCGGAAAACGCTGACCAAGCCCGTCAAGGACAACTCGGTTCCAAGTTTTCTGAGCCCATGACCCCGCCTTTCGGTGGACAAGTCGAAACAAGCCTCGGCCATTTGTTTCCATTTGACACCGAAAGGACTGAATCATGAGTTTCCAAGTCTCCACGGCGTTCGTACAGCAGTACACCACGAACGTCTCCTTGTTGCTCCAGCAGCGCGGGTCCAAGTTGCGCGATGCCGTGACTGTGGGTTCCTACACCGGCAAAGCTGCCAAGGCAGTCGAGCAGATCGGCGCAGTGACGGCACAGGCCCGCACCAGCCGCCATGCCGACACGCCGCTGATCTCCACGCCGCACGATGCCCGTTGGGTTTTCCCCACGGACTACGAGTGGGCCGACATGATCGACGACCAAGACAAACTGCGCATGCTGATCGACCCGACCAGCCCCTACGCTGTGAACGGCGCCTACGCTCTGGGTCGTGCCATGGACGACCTCATCATCACCGCTGCCCTCGGCACCTCGATGACTGGTGAGAACGGTTCGACCAGCACCTCCTTCGCCACGGCTACCCAGCAGATCGCAGTCGGCGGCACCGGCCTCACCATCGCCAAGCTGCGGCAAGCCCGCCGCATCCTGATGGGCAACGAGGTCGATGTCGCCATGGACCCGCTGTACATCGCTGTCACGGCGACCCAGTTGGACGAACTGCTCGGCACGACCGAAGTCACCTCCTCGGACTACAACACCGTCAAGACGCTGGTCAGCGGTGACATCGACACGTTCCTCGGCTTCAAGTTCATCCAGTGCGAGCGCCTGGGCACCGATGGGTCGGGCGACCGTCGCTGCATCGCGTGGGCCAAGAGCGGCATGCACCTGGGGATGTGGAACGACATCACGACCAAGATCAGCGAGCGTGCCGACAAGTCGTATGCCACTCAGGTGTACGTCAAGGGCACCTTCGGCGCGACCCGCACCGAGGAGAAGAAGGTCGTGGAAATCATCTGCAACCTGTAAGGAGCACACGACATGGCAACAACCTACGCAAACGAAGTCGCTGGCTTCGGCACGACCCCCAACACGAAAGTCGATGGGGGCATCCATGGTGGCCGTCTGCACCGCTTCCGCGCCTCGTTCACCATGGCCAGCCAGGCATCCGGTGACGACATCGTGCTGGCCAAAATCCCGGCAGGCTATCGCTTCGCCTTCGGTATCCTCAACGCCTCGGCGACGATGGGTGCCTCGGCGACGGTGGCCATCGGTATCTCGGGCTCCACGGGCAAGTATCGCGCCGCGGCCGTGTTCACCGCCGCAGCCCCCACGCTGTTCGGTGTCAACACTGCCGCTGACGACGATGCCCTGACGGCCGAGGAGACCGTGCTGCTGACGGTCGGCACCGCCGCGCTGCCGAGTTCGGGCACGGCGTACGTGGACCTCTACTACTCGGCACCGTAAGGTCGAGGTCAGGCGTGGCGAGCGTCATTGACCTTTGCAACAAGGCCCTGGACAAGCTGGGTCAAGGTGCGATCACAAGCCTCGGGGACAACACCAAGTCCTCGCGGGTTTGTGACCGCTCTTGGCCCCTTGTTCGGGATCAGGTTCTGCGGGATCACCCGTGGAACTTCGCGGTCAAACGCTCCGTCCTCGCCTCCAGTGAAACAGCCCCCGCGTGGGGCTTTTCCGCTCAATTCCCGCTCCCTGCCGACTGCCTCCGACTGATCGAGGTCCGTGACCTCTCGACCGGCGAGTATCAGGTGGAGGACGGCCACATTCACGCCAACGCCACGGTCCTGTACATCCGCTACATCAAGCGGGTCACCGACCCCAATGTCTACGATTCGCTGTTCGTCGACACTGCCGCCACTCGCCTAGCCGCAGAGATGTGCGAGGCGTTCACCCAAAGCACCCAGAAGAAGCAGGCGCTGTTCGAGGAATACTCGGACAGCATCACTCGCGCAAAGCGTGTGGACGCCCAGGAGAACCCGCCTGCGGAGTTCGAGGAGGACGAGTGGGTTCTGGTGAGGTACTGACCCATGAAGGCCTCTCCATCCCAGACCTCATTCAACGCGGGGGAACTGTCCCCGCTGCTCAAGGGGCGCCCGAGCCTTGACAAGTTCAAGAACGGGTGCGAGACCCTTGAGAACTTCATCCCCCAGATCCAAGGCCCCGCCCGCAAGCGACCCGGCACCCGGTTCGTCGCCGAGGTCAAGGACTCCGCTGACGCCTGCCGGCTGATCCCCTTCGAGTACAGCACCACTCAAGCCTACGTGCTGGAGTTTGGAGACCTGTACATCCGCTTCTTCCTCGACGGGGGAGCCGTGGAGTCGAGCCCCGGGGTGCCCTACGAGGTCGTGAGCCCGTACACCGCGGCACAGGTGGGGCAACTCGAATACGCCCAGTCGGCCGATGTGATCTACATCACGCACCCTGACCACCCGCCCTACAAACTGGCCCGGGTGAGCGCCCTGTCGTGGACCATGACCGCTGTCACGTTCGCGTGGCCCCCGTTCAACGACGAGAACGTGGGCACCACGACCCTGACCGCTTCCGCGCTCACGGGGAACATCACGCTCACGGCATCCGCAAGCCTGTTCGTCGCTGCTGATGTGGGGTCGTATTTCAAGATCAGTGAGGTCAGCGCCTCCAAGTACAACCAATGGACCACGGGGGTCTCATACGCCAGTGGCGACATCGTGTTCTACCAGGGCAACGTCTACGAGTCGGGCACCACGGCGTCGGCCGGCACCCGGCCCCCGATCCACACCACCGGCACCGAGAGCGACGGCAACGTAAACTGGACGTTCCTGCACGATGGTGCCGGATACGCGCAGATCACAGCCTACACCAGCGCCACCTTGGTCAACGCCACGGTCATCAAGCGCCTGCCGACCACCAGCGCCACGACCCGCTGGTCCGAGGGCGCCTGGAGTGCACGGCGCGGGTATCCTCACGCCGTCACGTTCTACGAGGACCGGCTCTGGTTCGCTGGGTCCACGTACAAGCCCCAGACCCTGTGGGCCTCGTGCTCGGGGGACTACGAGAACCACAAGTACGGCACCAACGACGACGATGCGCTGAACTACACGATCAACACGCAGGACATGAACACGATCGAGTGGCTCGCGCCGACCAAGGTGCTGGCCATCGGGACCGCGAACGGCGAGTTCACCCTGAGCGCCACCCAGATCAGCGACCCCGTGACGCCGACCAACGTCAAAATCACGCCGCAGACGACATTCGGCAGTGCGCCTGATGTGAAGCCCTTGCGCGTGGGCTCTGTGATCCTTTTCCTACAACGTGCCGGCCGCAAGCTGCGCGAGTACGCATACCAGTTCGACACCGACTCCTTTGTCGCGCCGAACATGACCGTGCTGGCCGAGCACATCACCCAGACCGGTGTGGTCGAACTCGCATACCAGCAGGAGCCCAGCCAGATCGTATGGGCCCCACGCACCGATGGCGTGCTGACCGGCATGACCTACGAGCGCACCGAGGATGTGGTGGGCTGGCACCGGCACACGCTCGGTGGGGTCGTGGAGTCGGTGGTGACCATCCCCCATTGGGACGGGGATCAGGATGTCACGTTCCTGCTGGTGCGCCGGACCATTGATGGCGCCACGGTGCGCTATGTCGAGTACATCGAGAAGTACCTGACCGACGAGTATGCGTTCTTTGTGGACTGCGGGTTGACTTACGATGGCACCCCTGTCACCGCGATCAGCGGGCTCGATCACCTCGAAGGTGAGGAGGTCACGGTGCTGGTCGACGGAGCCGTGCACCCGAACCGCACGGTGTCATCGGGCTCCATCAACCTGCAAGTCGCGGGGTCGGTGGTCAACGTGGGCCTGCCCTACACCGCGACGATCAAGACCATGCCCATCGAAGCGGGCGCGGCAGACGGTACGGCGCAGGGCAAGCAGATGCGAATCAACAACATCGTCATCAAGATGTTCGAGACTGGTCCGGGTCTGTGGTACGGGCCGAACCTGTCGAACATGGACGAGTACGCGATGCGTGGGTCGGCCACCGACATGGATGAACCCGTCCCCCTGTACACGGGCGATACGGATCTGTTGGCCTGGCCCGGTGAGTACGAACAGGGGCCACAGATGCTGATCCAGCACCGCCTGCCCCTACCCTGCACAGTTGTGGCACTGATGCCTCAACTCCACACCTATGATCGTTAGGCCCTGGACCATGGGTGACACCGTCAAGATCGCCACCCAGCCGGCGCAGCAATACCTGCACCGGATCGTGGATGTGCGGGCCGACTTCACCGAACTAGCGAATCAGGGGCTCGCGTGGACCGCAGAGTCCGAGAATCGGATTCTCGCCATTGCGGGAGTCGAGCCCCAATGGGAGAATCGGGCGATTGCATTCGCGCTGATCTCGGGCGCCGCGGGCCCGTACTTCTGGGCGATACACTCGGCGGTGCGCAACTTCCTGAACAGCACCCCGTACCGGCGCATCGAGGCTACCGTGGACATTGGGTTCGAGCAGGGGCATCGCTGGATCAAGATGCTCGGGTTCGAGATCGAAGGGTACATGAAGGCATACCGACCCGATGGGGCCGACATGCTGCTTTACGCGAGGGTTCGATAATGGCTTTCCTGCCCGCTATTGCCACAGCCATGGGTGCCAGCGCATCGACGGTGGCGACACTCGGCACCGTGGGCTCTGTCGCCAGTGCGGTCGGTACTGGGCTCGCTGTCGTGGGCGCAATCCAGGGCGGCAAGGCCGAGGCCAGTGCCGCTCAGTTCAACGCCGATGCCGCACGCCGCGAGGCAGCGTCCCGTGAAGCAGCGCAGCGCACCGCGGCACAGCGCCAACTCGGCAGCATCCGGGCCGGCGTCAGCAAGTCGGGCGCCACGATGGAGGGCACCCCGCTCATGGTGCTGTCGGAGTCTGCGGCCAACGCCGAGATCGACGCACTGAACACGCGATACTCGGGTCAACGTGAAGCCGCGCTCTACGAGTCGCGGGGGCGCAACGCCAAGACCGCAGGGTACATGCGGGCCGGCACCTCGCTCCTGTCGAGCGCGGGCCGATATTTCTAAGGGGGCGCGATGCCACGACTCAATCTCTACGAACAACAGACCTCGGCGCAGGGCCCGCGGTCCTCGGGTGCCGATTTCGGCGCGGCCCCGGCGCAGGCCATGGAGGGCTTTGGTGATGAGGCTCTGAAGATCGGGAACCGGATCATGGAGCGGGAGAACCTGAGCGACCGACAGCGCCTGCGGGAATCGTTCGAGGAGGCTGCCGTCCCAATGCTGGCTGACTTCGACAAGAAGAAGGACATCAACAGCAAGGAGTCCATTCCGCAGTTTCGTCAGGCTCTGATGCAGAAGCGTCAGGAGTTGGTGGGCAAACACGCCGGGAGCCCTGAGAGTCGGGCCAAGTTGGAAAACCAACTCGACAACTTGGTGTCGCAGTACACCAAAAGCGCCATTGGTGCCAAGATCAAAGCGGATCAGGAGTTGATGGTTCGCACACTGAATCAGCAGTTTGACAAGTCTGCTCTTAGTACGGACGCAGCCCCCGACATCTGGAGTTTTGCCAAGGACGAGAACCTCATGGTGCTTGAGGAGATGCGCCCCGGGATGTCGCAGGATCAGTATGTCGCAGCGAAGCGCCTAGCCTATTCCAAACCACTGCAAGCGGCTGTCAAGTCCCATCTCGCACAGGGTAATTGGGAAGGTGCTGAAGCGATCATGAAGGACGAGGCGTTCTCGCAGTTCCTGACAGCACAAGAGGCCATTCCGCTGCGAATCGACGTGGCCGTGGGTCGGGGCAAGCAGGAGAAGGAGAAGCGTGAGCAGGAGACCAATGTGCGCCAGTGGGAGTTCGCCACGGGCGCGAAGATCGACCCATCGAAGTACGCCGACCTGCCCGACTTCAAGAGTTCCACGGCAGCGCAGAAGATCGCGCAGCACAAACTCGTGTTCGGCACTGACCCCACTGACGAGCAGAAGCAGAAGTATTTCGGCATCGACCGTCAGGCATCCGAGTCCAAGATCCAGCAGATCACTGACATGGCGATGGACTACAACTCGCTAGATGCGGCCGGCCGGATGAAACTCGGCCTGCTCATCAAGAGCGAGTTCCGCGACATCAACGGTGTGGACTCTCTGGGCAACCCGACGCGATACTCCACCGTTCCCGCCGAACTGCAGCGGTTCGTGGAACCGACAGGCGGGCGTCCGGGTGCCGGTGGTATCACGGGCAGCGTGGCCACGGGTCAGGGCACCGATATCGGGCCGCTGCTGGACCCCAAGGGTCAGATGTACCCACCGGGTACGAAACTCACGATGCCCGATGGGGTCGCTGTCACCATTGACTCGCGGGGCCACGCCATCGCGGATGCCGGGGGCGCGGCGCCCGACATGCAGGTCGCCGACAACGAGGGTCTCGTGAACCTGTACGACAACGCCGACAAGATCGTGGGCCTGGAGTCGTGGATCAAGCGCAACGCGGCCAACCTGCCTCTCGGGATCGGGGACCAGATCAAGGTCAACCCAGTGTACGGTCAGGCGGCAAAGGCGTCCCAGATCATCCAAAACGACATTGCGCGCGGCTTCGTGAGCATGGGTGGTGGCAAGGATGTGATCGCCAACCAGTACCGGCAGGAGTTGAAGGCCATCGTGTCCATCGACCCTGCGATCATCGGCAGTGACCGCGAGTATCGGATCAAACTCAAGACCATCGACGCCGAACTGCGCTCCAAACTCAAGCAGTACGAAAAAACGGCACAGAGCGGCGCGACCCAAGACATGCGAACCGTTGCCGCCGAGGGTGTCTCGGTCATCAATCAGGTACTGTCCCGCCTCGACGTGCCGCAGAAGGTCGTCAAGAGTCAGCAGGACTACGAGCGGCTGCAGCCGGGTGAACGCTATCTGTGGCTCGATGACCCGACGCCTCGGGTCAAGGGTGGACGCAAATGACAACGTGGGCACCTCCTGAGACCGATCTGACGGGCAGCGGGCCGGCAGCGCCGACATGGGCACCCCCCGAGGTCGACGCACCCGAGTTGCCCGGTGGAGGCACCCGCGTCGCCAACCCCGGCACCGAGGCGTTCGCGTCCGGCGTGATCGAGGGTGGCGGGGCTGCGGCCGGCATCTACGCTGGTGCCCGACTCGGACAGGCCGCTGGCCCCTACGGGATGGCCGCAGGCGCCGTTCTTGGGGCAGTGGTTGGCAGTGAGGCGGGTCAGGGGTTGCGCGAGGCTGTGGGCCTGCGCACACCGCAGCAGATGGCCCCGGATCAGCGGTCCTTGGCCGAGTTCACCTACTCGCTGGGCGGCGGGGCGGCGGCAGCAGCGACCCCTTTCGGCGCGGCGGCAGTGGGCCTGCAACTGCTGGAGAACGGTTCACGAGTTGGGCGCTGGTTGATGGGTGCTGTGCGCCAGGCACAGCGCACCCCCAAGACCTTTGCGGCGGTCGAGGGGTCTGCTGTCTTAGGTGCTGCCGCCGGCGCGGGGATCGCTGAGACTCTGGACCCCGGTGACGCACTGACCCGTTTCGGTGGCGAACTTGCGGGCGGTCTGTTCCTCGACCCAGTGGGCAAGGCGGTCACAGCTTGGAACGTGGGCAACAAGGCGTTCAGTGCCGCCATGGGCAAGTATGGCCGCAACGCCACCGAGGTCCAACTCGGCAAGAACCTTGTTGCGGCGATGAAGGAGGCCGGGGACGACCCGGAGCAGGTCATTCGGGTGCTGGAGGCTGGGAACCCTTATGGGCTCACGGCGGCGCAGTTGACGGCCGATCCGGTGCTGATGGCCACCGAGCGGGCGCTGGCGAAAAAGAGCGATGTGTTCGCTCGCAGCGTCCACGAGAAGGGTGTCAAGGCCCGCGAGGCAATGACCGCGCAAATCAACATTCTCAAACTCGACGGAAACCCAGAGCACCTCGGGACCATCGCTGCGCTACGCAAGGCGCAGTTCGACACGATCATGGAGGAGCGAGTCACCATCGCCACAGCCAAGGCCAAGGCGGTCGTAGAGCAGGGTGTGCGCAAGGGTCTGAGCGACGAGGCTCTCGGGGACATCAGCGCCCGGGCCCGGGCGGCGCTGGATGAGGAACTCGACCGCGCAGAGGCGTATGTCGGCGAGTTGTACAGCAAAGTGAACCTCAATGTGCCGGTTCGCATGGACCGCACGCAACAAGTCATCAATGAGATCCTGTCCCGCTCGGCCGACGAGTTGAAGGGTCAGAAGATCCCGAGTTACCTGATGAACACGGTCAAGAAGGCGCAGGGGAAAGCGACCACGACCTATGACCCCGACACCTTCGTCATCACCGAAGTGCCAGCAGGCCCCGCCACCAGTGACTCGCGCAACCTGATTGACATCCGGC